CGGCCGGAAGCTCTCGCTGCCACTGGTGATCTGGCCGTCGCCGCTGCGCAGCGCCCAGCCGGTTTGGGAGCCCAGATCGAGGGCGAGGATGGTGGTGGTCATGGTGTCAGTCCTTATCCGGTGCGGATCTGACGCAGCTGACACGGACTATCGAAACCCTCCATGAGGCGCGCGCACGCACGCGCGCGTAGGAGTTACGACAAACTGCGTCAGCTGCGTCAGACCGGATGGTTTTCATGGGTTAGTCGTCCGCGTAAGGGGTGTAGGAAGCGGTCGGCGGGTGCTTGAGGCCAATGCCTTGAAACCCGCGCACGCCCATGCCGTTGCGCCATTTGTCGAACCCGCGCGTGATCAGCAGATCGGAGAAGCGTCGCTGTGCGCCGACAAACTCGCCCGCGGCTTCGGCCCACTGCCGCCAGTCGTTGAACAGCTCGGCAGTCAACGACTTGGCGTTGGGCTCGCGCACGCAGCGCTCATCGAGCCAGCGTCCCAGCGCGTCCTCGGCCTCGAAGTACTCCTCGGTGGCTTCCACCACGCAGCGCGGCGGATCGAGCCGCCCCAGCCTCTGCCAGGCGAGGCACCCTTCGACCGCCCAGGCCAGGATGCCGTCGCGCTCGGCCAGCAGCTTCTGCTGGAGATGCTTGTCGCGGCGCTCGGGCGGCACCGTGATCGTGAAGGGGATCAGGTGCAGTCGCCGCTTCATCGCCTCGTCAATGTTGCGAATCGCCGGTTTGTGGTTGCCCGCCACGAACAACTTGAACTGCGGGAAGAACTCGAAGAAGTCCTGCCGCATGAAGCGCGCCGAGATCTTGTCGCCGCCGGTGAGGCTCTTGACCTTGGACTCGGCCCAGCGCCGGCCCTGCTCGGTCTCGATCGCTGCCACAAAGCGCGCGCCGCGCAGGCCCGCCATATCGGTCGGGTGGCGGTCGCTGCGCGTTTCCATGAAGGTGTCCATCGGCGCACTGGTGGCGTAGTCGCCCAGGATGGTGGCCAGGGTGTTGACGAACACGCTCTTGCCGTTGGCTCCCGTGCCGTACAGGAAGAACAGCGCGTGCTCCTGCGTCGAGCCGGTCAGCGCATAGCCCGCCATGCGCTGCAGGTAGGCCTGCAACGCGGCATCCCCGCCGGTCACTTCGGCAAGGAACTGCCTCCACGTCGGGCAGTCGCCGCCCGGAGTGGCTGCGGTGATCTTGGTCATCCGGTCGGCACGGTCATGCGCGCGCATCCGTCCCGTCTTGAGGTCGACCACCCCGCCCGGTGTGTTGAGCAGCCAAGGGTCGGCGTCCCACTCGGCGGTGGTCGCGGCATGACGTCGATCCGAGCGGGCCAAGCGTTCCACCCCGCTCACGGTGCCGGAGGTGGCGAGCTTGGCGGCCACTTTGGGGTTGTCGGCGCGCACTGCCATCTGGCGGCACACACTGCGGATCAAGTCGGTGGCCGCCAGCGTCTCCTCGTGACGCCAGCGCCGCCCATCCCACACCAGCCAGCGCCCCCATGCCGCCACGTAGCGCCAGTCACGGTGATAGCGCCGGGTGAAGGCCAGTGCCAGCGCATCCTCCGTGCCCCACACCGACTCGTCGCTGCTGACCACCGGCTCGTCGGCATCGGCCACGTCGTGCATCTGCACGCGCGGGCCGTGGGTGAGGAAGGTGGCGACATCGAAGCCCTCGGCCACGGCGTCCGCCGCGTCCCAGCCCTCGGCGGCCTCCTCGGGCGGGTAGAGGATGTGGCAGGACTTCGCGCCCGCTGCCAGAACGGCCTGCGCCGCCTGCACCGCGTACTCCCAGCCCGGCTTGTCGCGGTCGGGCCAGATGAGCACGGCCTTGCCCGCCAGCGGCGACCAGTCGGTCTTCTCGACCGGGGCGTTCGCGCCGTGCATCGCGGTGGTGGCCACAAAGCCCGCGTCGATCAGGGCCTGCGCGCATTTCTCGCCTTCGACCAATACCACCTGCGCGGCATCCTTGATCCTGGGCTGGTTGTAAAGCGGGCGCGGCTCGGGGGGCGCCATCTTGCGGCGACGGGCATCCCAGGGCCGGAACTCCTTCTTGCGCCCCGGCGGGTCGTAGCGGTAGACGACGGCGATCAGGCGGCCTTGTGCGTCGAGGTAGTCCCACTTGGCGGTGGCGGGGCCGAGGTCATCGACCGGCACGCCCTTCTTGCTGGCCTTGCGTACTGGTGCCGAGCGCGAGCGTCCGAGCAGATCGGAAGCCGCATCGAGCACACGCGGAAAGTCGCTCAGCACGTCGATACCGAGATGCGCGGCGATCAGGTCGAAGATATCGCCACCGTCGCCAGTGGCACGATCGGTCCAGAGCCCCGCCTTGTCGCCCTCGAGCACGACTTCGAGGCTGTCGCCGGGGCTGCCGAGCACGTCGCCGATCATGAACTTGCCCCGGCGCTTCCTGCCAGCGGGGAACAGGGTGAACAGCACCGATTCGAGCTGGGCCAACAACGCGGCACGGATTTGATCGCGCTCGACATCGAGGCTGTGCTCGGGAGCAGGAGCAACGTCGTTGAAGTCGATCATTTGCTCCCCCCGACGTCACCGGGTTGCGAAGCATTCCGCCGCTGCGCATCGGCGCTGCGGGACGCCCAAGCAGACAGTTCAGACAGCCGGTACCGAACGAGCCCGCCCAGGAGGTAGTGCGGAATGCGGTACTTGCTGCGCATCGCCGGATCGGCGAACCAGTAATACGGCAGGCGCAGTGCGGCAGCGGCCTGCTTGGCGTCGATCATCGGCTCGACCGCCGTGATGGCATCGGGCTGGGTCCTCATGCTTGCGTCCTCCAGCACCGGTCCTGCCACGGGCACATCCGGCATTCGAAGTGGGTGGGTTCGGAGAACGAGCGCGGCAGCAGCTCGCCGGCCTCGGTCGCGGAGATGACCTTCACGGCGCGGTCGGACATGCGCTGCGCGAGCTCAGCGTCGAAGGGCACGAGCTCGGCGTAGATCTCCATCGTGTCGGCGTTCACCGCCGTGAACAGTGCCGGGTGCTCGTGCAGTTCGAGATAGGCCTGGTAGAGCGCGACCTGCGCGGCGTAGATCGGCTTGGCGACCACCAGCCGGTTCTTCACCAGCTCGCGCCAGGACTTCGCGCCCAGGCACTTGTTCTCCCACAGCGCCGGGTAGCCGAAGCCCTCGGGGCCGCCGACGATCACGCCGTCGACATGGCCCTGCAGTCGGCCGTCCAGCGCGCTGAAGCCGAACTGCTCGCCATCGACCTTGCGCGTGCGCAAGTCGAAGCCGGCATCACGCAACCACGTCACCATGCAATCCTCGATGACGTGGCCGCGCCGGAAGATCCGCAGCATCCGGCCTTCGGTGTCCCGGTCGGGGTCGACCGGCGCCTTGGCGACCTCGTACTGCAGCGCGCGCTCGCAGGCCACGCCGAGGCGCGAGGCCCCAAGGTACTGGCGTTCAGCCTGCCGGTCGCGCGCCTGTTGCATCGCGGCGTCGATCAGCGCCGTGACCTGGCCAGAGATGCTCGAGGAGGAATTGAAGTCGATCATGGCTTCTTCCCCTTACGCTCGTCCCAAGGCAGGTCGTCCTCCAGGTCGGCGAACGGGTCGGACACCGGTTCTTTGAGCCCCCGCACCGGTGGGTACTTGATCGCCTCGTGGTGCTCGACCATCGCCTCCGTGTAGCGGGTGACGATGGCGTCGATCACCCGCATCGCCTCGGCCTCGGAGTACTCGCCCAGCGGCTTGGCAAAGCCAATCTCGCCCGCCGCTTCGCCAAAGGCCTTGAGGCACTTCCGCATCGCGGCCAGTTCGACATCAGACGGATCGATCATCTCGACCTCCTTGATGTCGGTGCGTCCTTCCCGTACCCGCAGCCAGTGGCCATAGAGCGCGTGAAACGCCTCCTGGCAGCGCCGCGAGCAGAACACCCAGTCGATGGGATAGCGCCGCGCGTCGCCCACCGGATGCCGCAGGTCCGAGTGGCCGTAGCCGCGCGCCTGTCGTTTGCAGACCCAGCACTTCACCGGCCCTCCTCTCACTGCGCCCAGGCCGGTTTCCCCGGTACGGCGGGGCGAGGCGTGACAGCGGCCGCTGGCACCGCGCGGGGCGGGTTGATCGCCGCCGGCGCGCCCGACTGGCCACTACCGGACGTCTTGGGCGGCAGCCCCATCAGGCGGGCGTAGTCCGGGTGGTCGGGCTCGACGGCGCTCTTGACGACGTTCTTGAGGTCGCCGCGGCCGTCCTTCTCGATGTCGATGCGGGCGACGAACTCGAGGCCGTCCAGTTCATGGAAGCCCTGGATGCGACGGGCCGCTGCGGCCTGCGGCGAGTGGTCCTGCGGCAGCACGTTGCGCGCGCTGTTGAGTGCCGCACGGATGAAGCTGCGGCCCATGTTCGCCCAGGCCTGGCCTTTCGGGCTGTGCAGACCGACGTTCGACCACAGCTTGCGTTTGGCGTACTCGCCCTCCAGCACCACGAACTCGCAGGCGAGATAGATCGAGCCGGTTTCGAAGCTCTGCGTGGCGTAGCCATCGGTCCAGCCCTGGGCCGGATCGTCGTAACCGCCGGGCTTGATGGTCATACGCACGCGGGCGACGGTGCCTTTGGGGATGAGGTCGAAGCTCTGTTGTTGTTCGGCGTCGTTGAAATCGTTCCATGCGGTCATGGCTTACTCCTTGGAGATGGGGGGGTGGGTGGCGGCGGCGCACTTGGCGATCAGCGCGCGCAAGTTCGGCGGCTCCAGCAGCTCGAGCTGGCCGGAGCGGTCCTTGGCGGGATAGCCGTAGGGATTGAGCGTGTGGCAGACGAAGGCGCGGTAGCCGCTGCCGTCCTCGGCACGAACTTCAGCCAGCGTCACGACCTCGTCGACGATGCCGGGCAGTTCCGCGGCGGTCTTGGCGCCCTCGATCTGCGGCACGAAGACCTTGCGGTTGAAGTCGTCCAGGCGCTCGTCGAGGATGGCGACGAACACGACGTGCTTGCCGCGTGCGTGCTGCAGGTGGGTGAGCGCGCCGATGAGCTCGGCGCCGAGCAGGCCGTAGGCGCCCCGGGTATCCGGCTTGCCGGTGCGTTCCGAGAAGGCCTGCGGCTGGGTCTTGGCCCAGACGAGCGCCAGGCGGGCGAGCACCGTGCTGCTGTCGACGAAGTAGGTGTCGTACTTGGCGAGTTGACCGGGATCGCCGTAGCGCTCGCAGACGTGCCGGTGGTGCGCCTCGGAGAACGGCGCCTCGGACGGCAGCGCCGGGTTCGGGCCGGCGAGGAACACGACCAGGTCGCGGAACTCCGGCCAGGTGGCCGGGCGCGCACAGTCGCCGCGCCAGTCCTTGACGGCCAGGTCCCCGGCCTCGAGGTCGACGAACAGGGTCGAGCCTTCCGGCAGCGTCTTGAGCTGGCTGGTCTTGCCGATGCCGCTTTTTCCCAGCAGCACCAGCTTGACGCCCTGCTTCTCGCGCAGCCGCTGGTCGGCGGTGATGATGGGAAGGGCCATCACGCCACCTCCTTCAGCAGTTCGACGACGGTGGGGTTCCAGAGAATCTGGTAGCCGCTGTGGCCGTTGCGCGAGTACGGCAGCGCCTCGGCCCAGGCTTCACCCGCCTCGGTCAGTTCCCACTCGTCGCGTTCGTTGCGGAATTGCAGGCCGCGGTGGGCCAAGCGCAGGTTGGTCGCCTTGGCGGAAAGCCCGATCAGCTTGCCGAGCTGGGTAGCGTTGAGCGAGCACGTCGGCTCGTTGGCGGCGGGCAGTGCGCGACGCAGCGTCTCGACCGAGAGTCCGGTGTTCTCCTGGATGCAGGTCAGCGTCGCGGCCATCGCGATGCCGGGCTTGACACCCGGCACCCTGGCCACGGCTTCGCCGATCAACAGGATCGACGACACGCGATCCTGGGTCGGCGCGGGAAGTGCCGGTTGCACCCCGCGCACGGTATAAGCACCGCTCTTGCGGATCGCCGGGAGCACCTCGTGCGTGACCCAGCGCTTGAAGCGCTTGGCCTCGGGCTTGCGGCTCTTAAGGATCGCCGAGTAGAGGCCGGACTCGTTGATGACCAGCATCTCCTGATCGCCCGCGGGGGTACGCACAATCTGCGTACCCTTCTCGTCGTCATCGAGCGAGCGCGTCATGTCGCTGGCCATACGGTAGTCGAGGGACAGGGCGACATCCGCCGCCACGAACCACGGCTCGCCCTGGGCGTCGGTCACCACGCGGACCGGGCGGCCTTCAAAATCAAACGGGATCAGTTCGGTACTCATGGATCACTCCTCCGAGTCGAAGGCCAGCCGAAAGGACGGCTTGCCGGGCTTGACCGTGCGCGCGGCTTCGAACTGCGAGCGCAGGGCAGCGGGCCAGTTGTTGAAGCGCGACTCGGAGACGCTGAACTCGACGTCCATGTAGTCCTCGATCCGTTCGCCGGAGGCGGCGATGCGGGCGGCGATGGCAGCCAGTTGCGCCTGGTCCCAGGACACGCGCTTCGGCAGATCGACCGTCACGCGCAGCGGTCCGTCGTTGAGATGCACGACGCCGTAGTCTTTGCCGGCTTCCAGGCGTGCCGCGCGCGCCTGCTCGCCGTAGGCGGCCTCCAGCGCGGCGTCGAACTTGGCGCGGGTTTGCTTGAGCCAGGCGAGCGCTTCGTCAAGATTGCGGCTGATCTCCGCTTTCTGGGCGGGTGGAAGCTGAGCCAACTGGCTGACCGACATGGCCGCGAGGTCGGCCGGGAAAATGGTCAGATCGCTCATGGCCATCCTCCTCACTGGTAAGCCCGGGCGGAGGTCGAGTAGCGCGACACACGCCGCTCGAAGGCCTCGATGTCGGAGATCAGGTAGGTGACGCGGGCGCCGAGCTTGCAGAAGATCGGGCCCAACTGCTCCTGGCGCCAGCGGCGCAGGGTTTTGACGGAGAGCCCCCAGCGGGCGGCGAGCTCGTATTCGTCGAGGGCGATGCGCGTGGCACCGTCCGATAGCGGCCGGATGGGATTCCGGCCGGGTTGAACGGATGGGGTTTGGTTTTGCATTTGGAGCACTCCTTTTGTTGAAGTGCTCCTATTTCCTCGCATACCGGACTGCGGTATTTCGCAGTCTTCCCGCAGAAATTACGCAGGAATTACAACGTCTTGATTCCTAAGCGGGTTCCTCTGCATCGACGGCAGCGCCGGCGCGGTCGGTGACGTGTTTGACGGTATCCGCCTCAGCGGTCTGGTAATCGGGCACGCCGATATTGAGCTCCCACAGGCGGGGCTTGCTGTTGCCGTCTGCACCCCGGATGTAGTTCTTCCACTCGGGCGCGCCACGAAAAAACTCGCTCATGGCGCGGATGGTCACGTTGGCCGCATTCTCCAGCTGCAGCTTCGTGCATTTCCTCTTCTGCGAGGACCAGGCTTGCACGAGGACTTCGACAACGTCGACCCATTCCTTCTTCGTGAGCGTCCACGGATCTGGCCATGGTCCGACCAGCAGGGCATTGCGCGCGTCCTCCTTGATCAGGCGCGGCGTATTGGTGGCTGCCGCCGCATTCTGTCTGCGGCGCACTTCACCCTCGACACGCGAGAGGTCGAGTCTGACCTGGCCGTCGCTCTCGACCAGCAGCGCATTCACGGGCACCACGATGCCTGGCCCAAGAAATCGACGATGCGATTGCGCAGTCGTGGTCAGGACGAGGATCAAACCCAAGTTGGATTGCCGGAGCGCCGTATCCATCCTGTCTGCGTGCTTGGGTTCCCACAGGCGCGACACCAGGGCAACAGGAAGGCGCTGATCGCCCATGCGGTAGTTGCCGAGAACGAATGGCTCGTGCTCGTCGGGGTTGAGGGGCTTGTCGACCAGTTGGTCCTTGAGCAGCAGATCAAGCCGCTCGCGCAAATACGATTTGTCGACGGCATATCGGCAGAGGTCGCCTTCAGCGAGATCGAAGCGCTCGCCCGTCAACTCGTCCTGCGCCCAGGTGCGGGTGCTGTCCGACTGCACCTTGAGCCGGCGGAAGCCGGATTGCCCGTCGCCGTCCTCCACAGGCACCGAGATGTAGTCGCCCGGGGTCTTCTTCTTCAGCAGCCCCTTGGCGACAAGATCGGCGGTGGGCAATTGCAGCGTGGCGAGCAGATGGCCGTCGACTTCGTCCGCAGCCAGATCGAGCAGCTTCATTTCGGCACGGAACAGCGCCACGTCCGCGCCGACCTTCGCGGGCTCGACGCGCTTCATCACGCCGAGCGATGTCAGGATGTCCTCGCCGCACCGGCGCAGACGGGGATCGGGAAGGGTCAGCAGGTTGCAGGAGCCGCGCTGCCCGATGGTGATGTCCAGTGCGCGTGTTTCCGTCTCGCCGTCGAAGCGCACGACGAATGACAGTTTCACCTCCTGAACGGAACGGCAGGCAGTGATCGGGTTGTGCTCGCCAAAATAGTCGCTGGCCACGCGCCAGATGTCGTCGTTGCCGGCCAGCGCCAGCGTGATGCCGTGACGGGTATGCCCGAGGGTTGCATTCAACGAGGAAACCCAGGCATCCACGACCACTGCACCGGTCGCCTTGGCCGCCTTCAGATCGACCGGATTCTTGAACATGGCCAGCTCATAGCTGACCGCGTCCACGGGTTGCTTCGAAAGCGGCTTTTCGAAGCCGATCAATGAAAACCGGTCGGCCAGCCGCTTCGCCGTGCTCTGCCGGTCGGAAAGCACATGGACCTGGTTCTCCGCGGGGTCATAGACCAGAGTCGCTTCGAGCGCCGGGATGTAGAGCAGCAGGTCGCGCCGCCGATCCTTCATCTGGCGTAACGTGCGCATTTTGCCGGGGTGATAGACGACCAGATAGTGAAGGCGGCGCTTGCCGGTTCCATCGCCGTCTTCCATTTCGAAGTGGATGATCTCGCAGCTCGCCTTGGCTTCCGCGTCCAGCTCCAGGATCTCGGCCACACCTTCATGCAGTTTCTGCGCGACTTCGTCGGTCCAGACGAAATCACGCCCGTCACCATCGCGGACGCTGAAGCCCAGGAACTTCTTGTGCCCGTGGAAGTGGTGAGTGAGGTAGATGGTTTCGATCCGGTCGAAGATCTGTGGGGCCTTGGCGCGCACCCAGATCAGCCGGGTCATCGTATCGGCGTTGCGGTCAAACGAATCGATCTCGGCGTGCCCCTCGAACTCGATGGCCGCATAAGCGTGTTCGAGCATTTCCTCGGTGCGGAAACGCGCCAACTGCAGGAGGCGCACGGCTTCCTCATCGGCGATAGCGATGGCCTCCGGTCTGACAGATGGCAGGGTGTCGATCAGCGTTGATCGGACGACGTCCGCGGATTGCGAAGTGTCCAGTACGCCAAGGAATGCAAACTTGTCGACTGTCGAGAGCAGCGCGATGGCGCGAGGCGTTGCGGCCCCGATCAACTCGACGAGATGTTTGCTGTTCTTGAGGGACTTCTTGGCCACTGATGACTCCTTGAACAACGCACGTGGCCTGCCTCCCATGAAGTGGTAACGCCTGCCAGCGCCACGACAATCACGGAAGGATTCCCATCCGAATCTTGGTCTTGATGCTCGACAGCCAATCCTCCCGGTACTGCAAGGCCAGCGCGTCGAGGTTGGCGCGACCGACGCCGGCCCTTCTTGCCAGGTCCTCCAGCGACACCGCGCAGTCCAGCCAGCCCAGACCATGGGATGCGACCAATGCCGCCTTGTCGGCGGTGGTGACGACGACGATGGCAGAGGGCAGCAGCTTATTGGCGAGCAGCCATGCGAGGAGGTGTTTCTCGCCGTCATCGAGCGTGCCGCAGGAGGGATGGGCAAGCACCAGCGCCGCAAGCTCTTTTCGCGTCACCGGATGCTCGCCCGCGAGGCCGGCCCTCAGGTCGGCGGGCGCAACAGCGACATGGCGGGGGTCACCGGGGTTTCCGGTGAGCGTTTCCTCGACGCATTTTTGAACGGTCTCGATGGCGAAGTGGCTGCTGATCGCGGTCCAGCAGCCGGTGCGAAACGATTCGAGGATGACGTTGGTGTCCGCAAAGACCCGGATTTTCGGCATACGGTCCGCACCTCAAAGCTCGAACGGTGCGGGGAGGTCGTACTGAGCGAACAACTCAGTCAGACCGCCCAGTCCCAGACCCATGACTTTCGCGGCCTTGCGAGCCGACAGCCTTCCGTTTTCCAGCGCTTCATGCAGCATTCGCACGAAGGATGCGGAGAACCGTTTGGGTGGGCCCGACACCGATAGTCGCTGCTTCTCTTGAGAGAGCGCACGACGGGTGTCGTCACCGATGAGCTTGAGGTTGAACAGCCGCCATGCCAGCGCCACCGGCGCGACGCGCAGCAGCGCCGCGACTTCGCACAGGTGGGCGATGTCGCCCTGGCGGCTGCCATCGATCAGTTTGTTCAGAGAGGCGCGCGGCATCAACAGGGCGGCGGCGAAGTTGTTCGCCAGCTGCTCAATGCGTTTGCCCTTGTTGCGCTCCTCGATGGAATTCGATTCCCGGTGGTCGGGCTTCATCGCATCCCAGGTCAGCGCGTGAAACAGCTCGTGTGCCAGGTCATAGAAGCGGCGCGCCTCGGTTTCATTCCGGTTGATCAGAATGACGCCCATCTCCTCGAGGTGGCAGGTGGCGCCTGAAATGGTTTTGCCGTTATCGGCTTCCACCGTGTCGACGAACAGCACCGGGATGTCGAGCTCGCGCTCGATCTTGTCGATCAGCGTCTCGGCCGGAATCACGCCGAGATCAAGCTCGGCCACCAGACTTTCAGCGCACTCTTGCGCATCCTCAAAGGACGACTGCGCCGACAGGCGCAGGGCGCGCTTGAGCACGCTCGTCCGACTGCCCTGTTGCTCGCGCAGCCAGCGCAGCAATCCGATCCATTGACCGGCCTTCAGTTCGAAGGCGTCAAGGCTGTCCTCGGGAACTTCGGGGGCAGCGCGCCACGAGAACTGGGCTTCGCCGGCAACGGCGAACGGATCGATAAAGAACTCGATGTCCCGCTCCAGCAAATCCGACAACGCCAGCAACTCGTCCGGCTTGAGCGCGCGCTTGCCGTTTTCGATGTCAGACACCGACTGACGGTCGTTGAGACCGAGACCCTGGGCGAGCTGATCCTGCGTCCAGCCCTTGGCCTCGCGCGCCGCTTTGACGCGGTAGCCGATCAGCTTCTGCGAGATTCTTTCGAGCATGGCAGTCACCTCCGAAACCCGCATTCTAATCTTGCGGACGTTAAAGAGCAATACTTACTTGCATTTTAATTTTCGCAAGATAGTTGATTGCCCTGCGTTGCCATCCTCTTCGGAGGATCGGGCCCACCATCCCTGACGGTTGCAATTCCCCGGAGCCGTCATGGAGAACCTCGAACTGCCTTCTCCCTCGGAGATGAGCGCCAGCGCCCGTGCTGGCGAAATCGCCGCCATCCTCGCAAGCGCCATCGTCCGCACGCTCGTCGCAGACGAGCCAACACCGAGAGCCGTTGGCCTTGGCTTCCTGCCCGACCAGCGCGTTCATACAACCCCCTATCCACAGGAGACGTTGTGATGAACGAGAAGCAAGCCTCGGTCGCCGCCCAGATCGCCGAGCTGGGGCACATGCCAATGGCCGAGCTCTGGGTGATCTGGGACCGGTACTTTGA